ATCTGCAATACCAGCTACAGCAGCAGTAGTTGCGGCAGTTAATCGACCATCTTCATCTACTGTAAAGACCGGAACCTGAGAAGATGAACCGTATGAACCAGGAGTGACTGTTGTATTAGCCAATTCAGTGGTTATGGTAAGTATGCCAGTATTACTAGTAGCAGTACCTGTCACCTTGCCATCGAGGGTAATATCAATGTCTTCTTCGAGTCGGTCTAATTTAGCACCATCAGCATCATAATCACGGCCATTGATTGTTCCATTAATTAAAATGCCGTTAACTGTAGTTTCAATTCGATCAGCACCATTCCACTGAATTTTCAGGCCATTACCATCGATGTAATTCGTGCCCAAAGTGTGATGAATTTCTAAATCGATATCATCACCAAAGGTTATCTTGGCCCCATCTAAAAATCCAACATCTGCACCAAAAGAATCAATTAAAGTGTCGAAAATTGATCCATCTTGTGTTACAATAGAGAAAGTATTATTTGCAGAATACCAACTTGTACTATCAACACCAGCAACATCACTGGTCGTGAGATTGGTAATACGGCCATCTTCATCTACTGTAATGACTGGTACAAGCGAAGATGAACCATAAACGCCCGGTGTGACACCCGTGTTGGCCAATTCAGTTAAAAGGGTCATGATGCCAGTATTGGTGAACGCCTGACCAGTAACTTTTCCGACAACAGTCAGATCAAGACTGGCCGGAGGTACATTAGTGAAGTTATTATAGTCTAGGTAAAATGTTCCTTCTTGGCCATCTAAAAGATCTGCATCAAGTAATGACCCGGAGCCATCTACCGTGAGAATCAAATCAAGCAATTCTTGTGGATCAGCAGTAAAGGTGACTAGTGTATTTGCATTAGTATCTGGATCATGCCGTTTAATAAACAGCTTGCCTTCATAGGTATTAACAACTACTTCACCTAATTCCATGTTGTTGAGAACTGGTGTCCAGCCTGGAGTAGTATTAGATACAAGATTTCTTTCTAATTGAATTATTGTGTCGGTGCCATCGACCTCGATAATTGCCACACCACCAGAAGATACACTAAAATTATTTGCGTGGAAATATGCAATACCTTTATTTGTCGTTGACGCGGCTTCACCAGCAATAGTGATTACGTTATCCGAAACGGTGGTATCAATTCCCTCACCAGCAGTGAATGTAATCGTCTCACCTAGATTGACGTTATCAGCAGAACCAAATTCACCTGCAAAGGTGATATATGGATTTGCAAGCTTCGCATTGGTGATTCCGCTATCTTTAACACGAATGATGTCACTGACAATCTCTAGTGTGGAATCATCAACGTTGACATCAAATGTAAATGTATTCGCGTTATATGATAAACCATCACCGCCAACCAATCCAGTGAGACCACCAGAGATCTGGTCATCCACATAGAATTTGGTTGCTGCGTCTTGTGGGTTTGACGGATTTCTTACATTTTGAATGAAACTATCTGATACGTTAAGTGTCCCAAAACCAGGGTCGATTATGATACCAAAATTTCTGGATAGAGTTGTCGATGTAAGAGACATCGATCCACCAACCACCAAATCAATTTGAGCGTTTACACTATTGGCACTTACCTCACCGCCAACATCTATATTGACATCGACGTTAAGATCTGTTATATTACTGGTACCAGTAGGATCTAGATTGTAAGCAGTATTATTGTAATCGTCGATGTATGGAGTCTTAAACCCATATTGATTTACAAATTCGTTGGTTGCAGGATCGACAGACCAGATATAATTAAATGAGGCATTAACAGGCCCCCATTTACCTCCCAGTCCTAGTAGATACATTGTCTGATTGGTATTGAGCGTTACCTGAAGTGCTGATAGTGAAAGCCCGTAACCGAGGATGAGCTCATTCATCCTTGAAATACTAGCAAAATCCCCATAGTAATTCGTATCATTCGAATCAACAAACCGACCAGCTGCAAAATTACCTTGGATGGTCACGTTATTTAAATTCGATTGGCCTGCAGGATCTAATTCGAATGTTGGATTATCATAATCAATGAATTTCTTACCAGTAATATTACCCTGAGCACTAATAACATTCATTTGCGAAGTTTGGGCAGGATCTAGAAAAAATGTAATATCATCTGCATCATAATATCGCGAGGCAAATATATCACCATTCGCCGTTAAATCACCAGAAGCAATTGTAATCCCGCCGTTCGCAGAAATAGATCCTTCTGTGGTAATAGAGCCATTAGCAAATAAGACACCATCAATATCTAAATCACCTTTGAGTTTAAGGTCATTAAGAACAGTAAGTGAATCTGGGTCGACAAAGAAACTAGCGTTATTAGCATCAATAATTTTCGGAACCGTAAGAGGTCCAGTCATCGAATCGCCTTCGATGTTTACAAAATTGACATTGAGATCTTCTGATACTACAGACTGAACGTGACCAAATTCATCAAAGGTGATATCATTAATAACAACACCGGGTCCGTTAAGGACATCTTCGATGTTGGAAGTATTAGCATGTCGAATGTCTGCAATTGCAGCGATGCCTGGCGTGAGGTCAATCTCAATTCCAGAATTAGCTGTGAGCCCTTCAAGGTAGTCGACGGTGATCGCAGTGTCGATTATCGTGTTAGAGTTTCGTACGACGGTATTAATACCTACGACGTCTCCTTGAAGCTCTACCTCGAAGTTTCTCGTGTAGATTTCCATCTTGCCGGATTCTGGCGGATTTCCGGTCGGAGAATCGTTGTATATTACAGTGACGCCTTCCTTGACTGTGAACTCCCACATCTGACCGGCAATATCTTGGGTCGATTCAGTGAAGTCAACAACAGCATTAGCAGAGAATGCAACTGGGATATCTAAAGCAGTGAGAATCCGGCCATCAGCATCTACTGTGAGCTGTGGAATGAATCCTTCAACCCCGTATACGCCTGGATCTACGGCCGTATTGGCAAGACCCCAAGAGAATTCATTGTTTGCAAATGAGGCTTGCATTCCTTGCCCGACAGACAATTTCGGGGTTTCATTGATAATGTCTAAATTGAATGTATTCGCTCCATCGATAACTTGAATGAAGCGAGAGAATGAGCCATTCTCTAGGTAGTCATAGGTAACAACATCAGTATTCGATGTGGGATTAGCCACACCGGTGAGTTTAATATCATTGAATTCAATTTGGGGTGTCGAAGATGAAATAGTATCATTAACAATAAAGAGGTTGTCAATCTGGACGGAGCCATTGAACGTGGCCAAACCCGAAGAGGCATCTATGGTGAGAGCGTTTAGATTGTTGCCAAATTTGAACGTGCCATCGGAATCGATCTCTAACCGTTGAACTCCTCTAGTGAAGAATTGAAGCTGATCATTATCGGCATTCGGACCAGATTCTGCTATGATCTTAGTGTCTTGGTCGACGTCAATAACTGATCCTGCAAGACCAGCCCAAATGTTACCATCATATCCTTCAAATCGAACATCGTTTGTATTATATCGAATCATGCCAGCAACTGGGACTGTAGGTCTCTGACTTATATTACCTACAGGAACAATTATTGCGCCACTGATATCAAATGTAAGAACGTCCGAATTATTATCAATGACATTGGTATAGACTCTAGCCCAATTCTTAGAACTCGAACCTATATTATAGGTATCATCATCGTTCGGTACCAAATTACTGGTGAAGTCTGCGATTACCTCAATCGTATCGACGTCTTGATCACCAACCCGGATATTACCACCCAGAGTGATATCTCCGGTCACACCGAGATTACCAGCGATCTCAACGTCGCCTGTGGAATAATCTATGGTGAACTTATCTGAATTGTCACCGTATTCGATATTACCATCGGCGTTGATAATTAATCGTTGGACACCTTGAGTAAAGAATTGGAGTTGATCGTTATCAGCCCCTGGCGAGAGTTCGGCCTGGACTCTTGTGTCCTGATCAACATCAACAACACCACCCAGTCCAGTCCAAGCAGCGCCATTATAGGCCTCAAACCGCAGGTCGGTTGTGTTGTATCGAATCATTCCCTGTTCGGCAGGAGGACGTTGAATGGTAGAACCGACAGGAATAACTAAACCGCCGGTACTATCAGAGAAAATTACTGTCGCATCTAGTGAGAGTCTATTATTACGCCCATCAATTTGAGACACCTCTAATAAATCGAGGTTTCGAATTTCTAAAGCTGGGGTGCCAAGAGTAAGATTTGTTGATCCAATGATAACAGAATCATTTTCGAGTTTAGCGTTTGTGATACCACCATCTTTTACTTGAAGTATATCACCAACAATCTCTATGGTAGTATCATCGACATTAACAGAAATGTCGTTATCAGTGATGTCAATACCATCACCACCGGTGAATAGACCATCCCCTGCAACTTTTTTAAATGTTATGGGTGCATTAAATGCAGCACCATAATTTTCTGCATCAGTGACACTTGCTATCCAAACCGTATCTCTGTTTTGAGTACCATCTGTGACAACATATAGTGAACCCGGCAACTCTCTAGGCTCATCTGCAAATTCAGATCTTACGAATAACCATTCGGTAGACGCGCCACCTATTTGTGTAAGTTCATATACACCATTTTCTTTCTTAAAGAACCTGTCCTTGACAAGAACCTTATCCCCCAGTTCCCAGCTAACAACATCATCAACATTAAGAGTGGCCGTAGGGTCTACGACGATGGTATCTGGGAGACTATATGTGGAATAAGCTACCGTGTCTGCAAAATTTGTTGCAGCAAGAACTACATTTTGCTCTGAAAGCAATTTTGAGATATCATCAACGTACTGTTTATTAGCAGCATCAGTATCGATAATCGGATAAGGAACATCTAATAGATCCTGCTCTAAAAGATTTATTTGCTGATCGACGTATAATTTATTAGCAGCATCAGAATCTATGGCGGGATCAGAAATATTTGATAAAGTTGCGCCAGAAAGGTTGACATTACCACCAGATTGTATTATAATAGTATTATCAGATACTAAAGAAGAGTTAGAGATATTAAAATCTCCAACAGATATAGATGTCAAGTCTTCCAAAGAGTCAACAGAATCACCGAGGGTCAGGCTTGTATTGCCTATTGTGAAATCTATAGATGAAGTACTTATTGTGACATCGCCAGATCCGTCGAAGACGGTATTACCAGATATCACACCATCCAGATTAACACTTCTAGCAGTTTCTAGTCTAGATGCAAAATCAATTACATTGTTTGAATAAAAACCAGTAATGTGGCCAAACTGATCAATCTCAATATTTGAAATGAAATTGCCATCAGCATAGGATGTACTTGTGGCTGTGGTAGTATTTGCGTGAGAGATGACAACATTTGCTGATTCGATATCATCTTCGGGAAATACTATGATGCCAGGGCCGGCGTCGATCCTTTGAATATAAGGACCAATTGTGTCGACACCAAGGACTACAGAATCGGGGACAATGATGGGTTTCTTTTCACCCGATGCTACTAAAGGCCTTGTAGTATCATATTTCGGTGCAGATCTGATTGTTCGATCGCCACCTACTTGTACTTGAAGGTTTCCTGTTGTCTTTACGGTAATCTTATCTTGTGTCGGAGTGGTGGACGTCTCTACCGTTTGCGATGGATTGACCGTCACATTGATATCGGCCATGTTAGATGACCTCGGAAATAGTCGGGACTATGATTGCCAAGCCTTCAACTACTTTTGATATCTCCCCTGATGTTTTTCTCATCAAAACGTCGTATTGATACTTGCCCGGCTTTAAAGGTTCTGTTACGGCGTCAGTAAGTACTAGAGTGATTGAGCTACTAGGTTCATCTTTTTCAATTATAAAATCAGCAATCTTCGTGGTAGAATATATTTTTCGAATACTACCAAAAAAATCGTACGAATTGATAGGCAACCCCAAGCCATCGTCGTCAGATAACCCGATGGAAATACGGAAGTCAGTTCCTTGATCAATGTATACGTTTGCTCTAGAGGCCATTAGAATAAATCTCTTTTAGTCTTATTTATAAATGCCGGAAAGAGGATTATTTCTTCAGTTCAGCAATTTCAGCCTTAAGTATATCTATTTCTGCTTTTAGGTCTTTTATAGATTCGATGAACAGTCCGGCCATGTTTCCATAGGATACACTCAATAGTTCGTCGGATTCACCTACAACTTCTGGCAATACTTTCTGTACTTCCTGAGCGATCACACCAATTTCACGAGTCTTATCTTCATTAGATATTCTATTATAGTAGACACCTCTAAGGTTAAGTACCTTTTCTAAGGCATTGTCAACTGTGATAATATTTTCCTTGATCCTACTATCAGATGTTGATCTAATACTACCGGTTGCAGTAACATTACCAGTATCAAATTCAATATTAAGTTCAGCTGTTCCACCCGAATCGAGGAAGCGTACTGCTGTTCCTGTCACACCACTTGTTGATTGAATATCAAGCTTGGTATTTGCACCACCGCTTGCAAAAGCCGTTATTGGATTAGCTGTTCCGAATGCAATTGGCACACTATCATTTAAGATAATAGAACCACCGGAGAATGTTAGGTTTCCTGCAGTCTTTGTCACACTATTGGTAGCATCGATGAAACTACTACCACCAGTAGGTAATCCTGTTACAGTAGTACCAGTAAAGTCAACCGTGGTCGCGTTCGAGAAGTCCCAAGTACCATGCAAATCGTGTGGTGTTGAGAAGGGACCGGTCATATCGATATATGTACCACCGGTAAGTTGCAGCACACCACCATCAACAGTTAATGTATTGCCTCCAGACTTATAATTCATTCCAGCTGGAGTGAAGTAGAAGCTTGCAGCCGTGGAATCCCATACGGTCAACGGCAACGGCGTGTTAATTAGCGGAATAGGTATTGCAGCTAATGGAGCAAGAGTACCGGGTGGGCCGTTCGGGCCTTCTGGGCCGGGTGGACCTTCTGGACCAATGGTTCCGGGCGGACCGTCACCACCGGGTGGGCCCTCGCTGCCGTCTACCCCGGGTGGGCCTGGTGGTCCAGCATTACCTGGGAACCCTTGGTTACCCGTGAAGCCCTGACTACCGTCTCCGCCTGGCAAACCTTCAAAACCTTGTGGTCCCTGAATACCTTGAATACCGGGTGGGCCTGGGTCGCCTGGAGTACCAATTGGCCCTTGAGCACCTACGCCGGGTGGTCCAATGACTGATTCCCCTTGGAATCCTCGGTAGCCTTGAATACCTCTTTCACCCTGAATACTTTGGCCATCATCACCTGTTGGACCAGGTGGGCCTTCAAATCCATCACCACCTTGGAATCCTCTGAAACCTTGAGGGCCGGCTGCACCATCTCCACCAAAAAATCCTTGGTTTCCTTGGATACCTTGGACACCCTGAACACCCTGAGGGCCATCCCCACCTATACCGAAATCACCTTGGATACCTTGGTTGCCTTGGATACCTTGATCACCTTGATTACCGTCAAGACCTTCACCGCCAGCGATCCCTTGTATGCCCTGAATACCTTGAATACCTTGAGCACCGGTTCCACCAGCACCAAATTGGCCCTGAACACCTTGAATACCTTGGACCCCTTGAATACCCTGAGGTCCGACACCAGCAGGTCCAAAGTTACCCTGAATCCCTTGAATACCTTGGATACCTTGTAGCCCAGGTGCAGCAGTACCAGAGAATCCTTGTGGCCCTTGAACACCTTGGTCACCTTGGACACCCTGAATGCCTTGAGCGCCGGGCGCACCTGCTTGACCATCAAAGCCTTGGAAACCTTGAACACCTTGAGCACCAATGGTTCCATCACCTGACTTATAGAATTCAACGTAACAAACGTCGGCATCTGTGAAGCCCTGAGAACCAAAATCTATCGCAGCATTTACAGTTACTTCAATATATGTGGACTGATCTGCAACAGCGGTGACAGGGAAAACATAGAATTCGCCTGCGTCCCAAGTCGCATTATCATCAGTACCTTTAACAATCAAATGACCCTTGACTGTCGAGCTTGAAGTGCCCCAAGAAAGAAGATAACTGTCAACAAAACCAGAACCATCATACATTTGCTTAGAGAAATATAATGTGGTTGAAGCTTGTAATGTATTGTTATTTGTTCTGAATTGACCAACACCTGCACCAGCAGTAGTTGAGGTATCATACTCGAACCTGATGCCGTAATATGCTCCAGAAGGTCCTTGGATGCCTTCGCCTTGAATACCTTGGTCACCTTGAATGCCTTGGGTACCTTGGGTACCAGCGCCAGCCTCACCTTGGAAACCACCTTCACCTTGGAAGCCTTCACGGCCTTGTATACCTTGAATCCCCTGAATACCTTGAGTACCAATACCAGCAGTACCTTGGTTACCTTGAATACCTTGTGGGCCCTGAGAACCTGGAGTACCAGCACCAGTTTCACCTTGGAGACCTAAATCACCTTGGATACCCTGAATGCCCTGAATACCTTGAGTACCTTGACTACCTTCATCACCTGAATCACCAGTTCTTGCAAATGTAATGATAACATCTTCTGAATTTGCAAAGGATCCTGTACCGAGTGTTCCACTTACGTATGCACAGTCTACAGTAAATACAGCACCATTTTCTGCCAGTGCAGCTATTGTAAATAATACAAATTGACTTGCATCATTTACCTCTGTGATCTTAAAGTGACCCTTGATCGTGCTTGTAGAATCAGCAATCGTACGAAGGTAAGTTTCGATATTTACATTTGAGTCATCGCGTTCGTGGATGAACATTTCAGTAGAAGCAGATGCGTTGGTATTATTAAATCTAATCTTGCCGACATCAAACAAAGACATTGGAGTAGTAGCTGTTTCGAATGTGTAGTCGAATGTAACACCACCGAATCCACCGGGTGCGCCTACACCATCGTTACCCTGAATCCCTTGAATACCTTGGATACCTTGAGCGCCTGCAGGCCCAGTATCACTGATGTTGATCGTTCCGACCATTGAACCATGGAATTGACACTGGTAATATAATGTAGAAGGAGCATCGGATGGGACAACAAATTGAACGATGCCAACATCTTCACCGTTATTAGTGACACCGTTATTATATTGATCTCCAGTACCAGTACCTGGGTCGGTCTTGATCCAGAAAGGATGCCCTGAAGCATTTACATTAAATCTATACGTGAATCCACGGAGCAAAGTAATATCTGGATTACCACCAACACCATCGATAACATAATCTGAAGAACCGTTATTTGTTACCTCAAACTGACGAGCACCTTCACTACCGCCTTCACCTTGGATACCCTGAACACCTTGAATACCTTGAGTACCTTGGTCGCCTTGGATGCCCTGAATACCTTGAGCCCCGAAGCCATCGTTACCTTGGATGCCTTGAGTGCCCTGAATACCCTGATCACCAGCTGGTTGGAATGACAGATATATTCCATTACCTTCAGCAGCAACAATTGCCGCCCAGTTAGTATCACCACTTTGATAGTCTACTGCAATTGTCCACCAACCAGTATTATCTTGGAATGCAGTATATTCGAATGTTGTATAATATCCTCTAAAGCCCTTACTCGTTATAGTGAGATGGCCTTTGGGCACATTAGTAACAGCATTTAATGATGGGATAATTGAATCGAAAACCTGATTGTATACATCCAGATCGTCGATGTATAATACGTTAGCAGAACTTAAATCTGTATTGTTGAATTTCAAATTACCAAAACTTGGATCTGAATTCGCAGTATCTGCATTTAAATAGTTATATTCAAACGCAAGACCACCCATAGGACCGATTGCACCGGTATTACCTTCATCACCTTGGATGCCTTGAATACCTTGAGCACCTTGAATACCAGGTGAAGAAGGAATAAATGTAATTTGGTGCACGTCACCATATGTTGCTATTTGGTTAGCCGCATTTAGATTACCCGATTCCCATTCTAATTCTAGAGTCCACCAACCACCGTTATCTGTGATATTATTGATTAAAAGCCAGGTCCCTTGCTCTGCCGTGCCTGACGGCGTCCCAGCACCTGAACCAATAATAGCTTGATTAACATTTTTTAATAGTAAACTACCATAAGGAGCCGAAGGCAGTCCTGACATGTAATTGAGAATAGCACCTATCGAATCATTCGAGTCGTTATCAAGATCATCGATATACATGATCGGTGTGCCAGATAAAACAGCATCATCGAATCGGAAGAATGTAGCGCCTGGATCAGCAGCAGCGTTATTTTGATCATCATACTTATAGATGGAAGTGAATGGAGCTAAGCCTTCGCCAATGGTACCCTGAATCCCTGTATCACCTTGGATGCCTTGGACACCCTGAATACCTTGGATACCTTGATCGCCCTGAACGCCTTGAATTCCTTGAGCACCTTGAATACCATCAACCCCAGCTGGGCCTGCCGGAATGAAAGAGATAAATGCTTCTGGTCCGTGAGGATTTACAACTTGCGTTTGCCAAGCCCCAGCGGATGTGCCCAGGTTATGATCAATGACATTAACGTCAAAGTAACCCCAATCTTTACCAGTACCATCAGTACTCCATGTCCAATCGGTGAATTCAAAAATAATCCAGTGATGACCACTTGGGCCAGTGCCACCAGCGTCTTCATATACCTTGATGTGACCTTTTATGGAACCTGGTATTGCTCCAAGATAGTCTAAGAAATCGTCGATTTGCGTCGTATATTGATCATCTGGAATGTCGTCAATGATAAGTCTGGTAATACTTCCTACAAATGTATTATCAAACTTGAAAGACGAAGTACCTGGGTCACTGGTAGTAAAGTCTTCTGGTGAGGAATAATTCCATACGAAGGTAAGCCCGCCGTATTGTCCCTGCTCACCTTGAAGCCCGAGATCACCTTGAATGCCTTGAACACCCTGACCACCAGCATCACCTTGGATACCTTGAGTGCCTTGAATACCTAGATCACCCTGTATCCCTTGGACACCTTGATCACCTTGGATACCTTGAGTACCCTGATCGCCCTGAATTCCTTGAGTACCCTGATCGCCCTGAATTCCTTGAGTACCCTGATCACCTTGAATGCCCTGAAGTCCTTGAATCCCTTGAACACCTTGTGAACCAGTCTCGCCTGGAAATACGAATGTTACCTCGAATAAATCGCCGTAACTACTAATGTTTGATGTCCACGATGTCTCGCCATATTCGTGGAAACAGTTTAAAGTGTAATAACCAGTCTGATCTGCAGCAGCTTCAATCCGTGCGTAAGTATATGCTTGATCTGGAGCATCATCCGACCTCTGACGAAGAATAAGATATCCTTTGATCGTCTCTGTTCTAGCAGCAATATCAGAAAGAACCGGTTCTACACTTACTGATAAGGCTTCAAATACTGCACTGAAATTGTCAATGGTCAGTACGAACCCTGTACCTAAACCCAGTGAAGCACTATCTGTGTAAAAATTACCTTGGCCGGGATCTGAAGAACCTCCATTCTGAGCGGTATCGTAATTGAAGACATACGTGATGCCTCCTGATAGCCCTTCTTCGCCAGGCAATCCTTGAATGCCCTGAAGTCCTTGCACACCTTGGTTACCCTGAGTTCCTTGGAATCCCTGATTACCCTGTACGCCCTGATTTCCCTGAATTCCTTGGTCACCCTGAACACCTTGTGGTCCCTGATTACCTTGAATCCCCTGAGGGCCTAAGAAACCTTGATTTCCCTGAACACCTTGAATGCCATCAGTACCTTGTGGACCTTGAATAGACTGTGGACCTTGAATACCTTGAGTACCCTGAATACCGAGATCACCCTGTATTCCTTGAACTCCCTGAGGCCCTCTTTCGCCTTGAATACCTTGAATACCCAAGTTGCCCTGAACACCTTGGACACCTTGCATCCCTTGGACACCCTGGTCACCACGGAAGCCTCTAGAACCTTGAATACCTTCTTGTCCTATTTCTCCTTGAAGCCCCTGAACACCTTGAATACCTTGGAAGCCTTGAACACCTCTGAATGAACCAATATTGATCCAATTTACACCATCATATATCCAAAGTTCATCATCAGCTTCATCGATAACTGCGTCACCAACAACTGCTGATGGAAATGCTGCATTGAGAGTTGCTTGAGGATCGCCACCTGCATCTACATCTGGTACGGAACCAATAATTGTGAAACCAGGGCCGTATTCGCCTTGAGTACCCTGATCACCTTGAATACCTTGAGTGCCTTGAACACCTTGGAAACCTGCGCCGATGTCTAACCATGCGGTGCCATCAGAATACTTTAATGAACCATCATCTGCATAGATAATGGCCCCTTCGAATGGAGCGGGATCTAACTGTATAGGAAACGCTTGTGGTATTCCTTGCCCTAAAGTTCGGGCCTTACCAGATACCGTGGTGTACTTAGATGGCATTTTGGTTCCTCAAATTATACTACGTCGTCTTCTTCTGACTGACCAAGTGTAAATGATAATGTAGTATTTATTGCATATTCAGTGTCACTTTTAGCCTCAAGAATATCTCCTGTTCTTAAAAATTGACCATTAAGAGGTATTGCGATAGTATCGTAACCGGGGATTTGTAAATTACGAACCAACCAGAACGTATCATTTAAATCGTATCGGTATACATGGACGTCAACAGTGGCTGTATTTGCATATGCGTTGCAACACACCAATGGACTAATGATTTCACCAACACCTGGCTCTACTGTAGTCGAGCCACCGAATACAAGTTCTGGAACTTCATAATTGGGTACTCGTACTATTTCTTGCCAATTGGTTGTTAGCTCTAAATTTACCGCAACAGGTTTCGCATCCGGCGCCTGTGATGTTACAACTGTTATGATGTCTGTATTAGCTGGCATGTATAAATCCTATAGTTCCTTTTCTATTTAGAACTTTTAGACGATTGCTCTACTCTGAGAAGCACGTCTGGCAAGTTTTCTTACTGATGATGTGAATGGTCTTCCTTCAATTCGTCCAGTTCGACCATTAATTCTCAATCCTCGGGCAAAATACTGGTTATTCAATTCGTCAGAACCCGACCATCGAATTCGGCCTCCGTCCTCGTATTGGACCGATGCCAATGCCGAGATTGCACTACCCAAGTTCCTAAAGTTCAGAGGCAATGCGTTTCTGTTAACACCTGCCGATGCACCGTTGAACTGGTGAGCAATGGATTCCACCAACGCACCGAATACCAATGTAGAAGGTTTGAGTACATTACCAATTACACAATCTCCTATCAAGCCCTCTATCATCAAGTCGTGAGGACTATCTGGTGAATAGTTATTAATAAGGTTTGTCTTAATTCTCTCCCAACATCCTACGAAAGCATCGAGTAGATCGGTATTATTAGTGCCTGCATTTACCCAGCTAAGACCATCCCAATAATATACAGTACCTGCCCAGATATTAGTGAGGAAATCACCAGTCGTTGGCGTTACAATATATGACCAATATGGCTTCTGGCCGGTGGTAGGTAAATCAGCAATTGCAGCTACACTACCCTTGTACCTTAAACCTTGTATTGATGGGTTAAAGGTAGGAAATACCAATTCGCCCTTATAATCAAAGAACGCAGCAGTATAGGTTAATGTGGCCTTAGAAGAACCTCCTACACCTGTTGCAGTATTCTTGAACTCGAAGTCATTTCTTACTGATTGTAGTAAATTACCAGCGTCTCTTCGGGTCAGATATTCATCTACAAACTTATAGGTGGCCCCAACAAATCTTACAGTATCAAATGCAAGACCAATCTTTAATGATTCAATTGTATTCTTAGCATCTTGATATCGAATATTGACCCAATCCAAGCTAGGATCTTGACGAACAGGAAGATACTTCGTAGAATTATTCGTCAAAGTCAGATAATATATATTTGCTAGAGACTTGACCTTCTCAACTTCTACTTCTGAAGGGAATCCACTATTGATAACCTGGCCAGTCAGCTCACCTTGAAGGACAGACGCACATATATTACCCAATTCTCTGTACGATTTACCAGTAGGTATGCGTTGATCTTCTGGGAGTCTTAAGGTATTATTCCAGAAATAGAATTCTGCGTTCCATCGAGACGCAAGATTACTATCATAGTTAAGATCCCAGCTGAATCCATCCAACAAATATTGGACGTCTCTGTAGCACTTAGCCCTATTATAATCAAGAACATCAAATTCTGATCTAATAAATTCAATCATACTATCAGCAAGAGTTGTCGTGCTTTCATCGATAGTAGTACCAAGAGTAACCAATGACGAATCAATCCAACTGAGGTCTGGCTCTTCTTGTGATGCCAACACACTGATATCATCTTGACGAATTACACTTTCAATAATTTGTACAAGATCTTGAGCTCTAGCACCATCAACAGATGTAGCAGCAGGTTGAGAGAAATCTTGCGCGGTTGAAGTGTAAGCCAGATCTTGTGTATCGTTGTTTTGTATGATATTCCTTACCAACAACCCCAGATATTCATAGGTATCGGCGGTTTGTCTTCTCGTTGATACCGGAAGGACACTAATTGCGTTTTCAAAATAAATCTGAGCATTGATTCTAGTTGCACGATTACCGCCGTATTGCACGTCATGTGATACTGCATCGATGATGAATCCGATATCTCTTCTGCAACTATCTTCGATGTAACTTAAACCATTCCAGTTCTTGGCAATATAATCAATTACACCTGTGACTATTGTGTCTGCCGAAGCCTCGATATTTGTCACACCAGTCGTGTAATTAGATGCAACCCAATCGTAATCAGGCTCGTCTCGCAGAGGTACTGTATCACCATCTGGATCCTCAACGATATTGGCAATGTACATACCAAGTTCTTTAGCACGATCACCAGTTAATGGATTTGCTCCGATACCAGTAGTGATCTGAGCAACAGTATTACCAGGCGAAGGAACAACTGTCTGCAACTCGACTACCTGTTCAATCACTTCTGCCATATGAGAGAATGCCTTCTTAGTGGGCTCTCTTTGTTCATAAGGTAAAGTATTAACAGCATTCGAGAAGTAGATCTGAGAAGCGTTCCATATTGCTGCAGTACCTTTGTACTGTAAATCGTGTGAGATAGCATCGATGATATAGCCAGTATCTCTAATACACTTAGCCTGATCATATCCAAGGCCGTTCCACTCTCTAGAAAGATAAGTGATAACACCAGACTGGAGGGTAGGCTTGACTTCTGTGATTGTATTAAATGCCGAGACATATTCGGCATCATAAGCTGCAGTATCTGGTTCAATCTCAGCCGGTAAATTAGCAAGACTGGATTCTCCAACCACATTTGTTGTGATATTAACCAGGTCTTTTGCGTCTTGCGCGATCGCACCACCAGCACTAGTCCCTATATCTTGTGATATGGGGTTACCGGTTGAGGGAGTTACTGTTTCGGCATTTACCACTTGTCGAACTACTTCAGCCAAATGACTAAATGCTCTTACTGAAGCTCTTTTTTGATATTCCGGCAATACGTTTGTTGTATATGCATTCTTGAAATACATTTCAGCGTCTTGAATAGTAGCACTATTACCACCGTGTTGAATATCGAATGATACACAATCTAACAAGTAGCCTACATCTCTTTCACATGAAGCCGCATTGTAACCTAAACCATTAGGCACATTTTCATTTGCCCATGTGACAGAATCTGCGATTACTGTTGCTTGATTGTTTACGATTTCATCATATTCAGTCAGAGTGTAACCAGCGGTATCAACTTCAACCAAGGCCTCTAAACTGTCGAGATTTCCAGCAGTCAAAACATCGATAATAATATCAATCAATTCTTCTGCTCGAGTGACCTCTGCAGCGGTTGCTCCTATGGTATTTGTAATTACAGTACCGACAAGAGTTTTAAGTTGTGTATATGCACCGATAGATGCAGTAACCTCATCTGCGTCACCTAATTGACTTACGTTTGCATCGAAATATGCAATGGCTGATAATCTAGATGCAGTATTTCCACCATATTTAATATCGAATGAAACCCCATCGAGGATAAATCCTACATCACGTTCACAATCAGCAACATCATAAGTTGGATAATTAGTGTTGACATATGTAACAGTATCTGTTATAATTGAAGCTTGACTATTAGTGATCTGAGAATATTCTGTTACATCTAATCCAGTAGTGTCGATTTCGACAAGAGCAGGCATGCCACTGATAGATCCAGCATCGAGGACATCGATAATGATATCCAGTAAAGTCTGTACCGATGTAATGATACCAGTATCTAATCCAGTAGTGTAACCACCAATGATGGCCTTAAGCTGTGAGAATGCAGCAGACGATTCAGCCTGTTGAGTTAATATTGAAGTTCCTTCGATGTAAGCTTCTGCACTCAATCTAGATGAAGAATTACCACCGTATTTAATGTCATGAGTCAATGCATCTATAATGAAGCCAGTGTCTCTTTCGCACTTAGCAACATCATAAACAAAGGTATCTGTGAATGGAGCAATATTCCCTGCTATCTGAGTGTCAATCCAAGCTGTCAATTCACTAGCGAAAGTCAATTTGTTAGCTTGTAATCGAGCAGAACCTTCTTCTCTATCAAGTGTTACCTGATAAGATGCACCTTCTGTGGTTGGGAAAACCGAAGGTTCGAATGTCGTGACAGATCCATTTAGAACATCGATTACTCTTTCGAATAGACCGTTGACTTCTCCAATGCTTTCTACACTTGGCAATCGCGTGATCTTATCTCTTGCAAATTCAACTGCTGCAATGGTAGCAGTGCTTTGACCGTTTGCAGGATAACCACTTGTGGATCTTAAATATGCATTTGCTGCTGTTACCGAATTATGGTTGGTGCCGAGCACCAAATCTCTTCGAACTGCATCAATGATGTGGCCAAGATCTCTTGAACATTTAGCATTATCGTAGTAAACATTCGGATAAGTTTCCTGAATATAATCACTAACATCTGACTGTAATGATGCAATATTAGACTGAATACCAATGCTAGCAGCAATTCTAGGAGCAGTTTGATATGAACCGGCAGTAGTCGGATATGTAGAGGTTCCGAATGTACTAGTCGTTCCTTCTAAGACATCAATTACAGTCTGGAATAGACTAATAATAGAAGCGTCAGAGGTTACGAGAGTTAGATTTGTAATAAGATCCCTAGCATAGGCTACAACCTGAGCAGTCCTATCAGATTGACTACTAGCAACATAAGCACCAGCATTTCTTAAATATGCATTTGCTGCTGTAACTGTATGATGGGTAGAACCAGTAAGGAAATCTCTGCGTACCGCATCGATGATATAGCCAAGATCTCTTGTGCAAGTTTCATTATCGTAATCTGAATTCAAGAATAGTGTGGTAGCAGCTGCCAATGAAGAGGTAGCACCTACAATTGTATTCCGAGACGTTACGTAATTGTTTGCGACCCAAGTAACATCAGGCTCAACTCTAGCAGGAAGATTTGCCGGAGTATCTGCAGCAACAGCATTTGCAATAATTGTTCCTAATTCTGTAACAGTAGTTGCCTCTGTCGCAGTTGCGGGAAGTCCAGCCGTGTCTTGTACTTCGGCGTTGCCAGATGATACAGTCACCAGAGTCTCTGTGACAACCTGAGACATTACTTCAGCCAATCGAAGATATGCTGCTTTAGTCGATACTCTTTGTAGAGATGGTAGCGTGTTTATACCATTGACAAAATAGAATCCAGCATTTGCCAAAGTCGCTCTGTTACCGGTATACTGTACATCGTGTGATATAGCATCGATGATGAATCCAGTATCTCTCTCGCACTTGGCTTGATCATATACAGGATAATTAGCTTTAATGAATACAGGAGTCTGATTAGCAATTGCCGTTTGATTCGTTACTATGAGATCATGATCTGTAGTAACTAAACCAGTCAAATCCGGTTCAACGACTGCAGGCATGCCTGATATAGAACCTGCATTAATTACATCAATGACAATGTCTATCAGAGTTTTAACTCGATCTTGTTCTGGAGCAGTAGCAATGTTTGCGTTTATTAATGATTTCAGATAACCGAATGCAGAAACAGTAGGAATTGCTTCATCCGGGCCTAACTGTGATTCTGTACCATCAAAGTACGCAAGCGCGGCGATATGTGATGCACTGTTTCCACCGTATAAGATATCGTGGGTCACCGCATCTAGGATATAACCAGCATCTCTTTTGCACTTAGCAACGTCGTAGATATGAGTTGGATATTGTTGTGCAATCCAGTCTTGCATATCATCCACAATCGTAGCACGATTAGTTTGGATTGCTGTTCTAGCATCTGAACGTTCAGTAGTGTCGTATGAACCAGCATGGTTAGGATATGAAGGTGCGATATAAGCAGTAACCGATCCATTAAGGACATCGATAACTCTTGCAAACAAAGCATCAATCTGAGCATCTGGAGTAGATACCAAGGCCTTCACTTGATCTCTGGCATACTCTATACCGGCGATCGTGTATGGACCCTGAGAATTAATATATGATAAACCAGCACTTGATCTGAGATATGCATCACCAGCAGTAATAGTGTTATGATCTGTACCTAAAATTAAATCTCTACGTACAGCATCAAGAATATTACCAATGTCTCTAGCACATTTCACAGTATCATATTCTGGCAAAAATTCATCAATCCATGCAATGGTTTCTGCAATGATAAAGTCTCGGTTTAACTGTAATTGTTCTCTGGCATATCTTCTATTGGTGTCAACGCCTGGATCTGTCCATACAAGAGGATCGGCCGTATCGTTGGCGATGATATCATTGATTTCATCTATAGATGCATTTACTCTTGTAAGAGAAGGACCATCTGATACTATTGCAGCTATCTCTGTTTTGAGATTATTGAAAGCAGCAATTGTTTGTGGCTGTTCATCAGTAATTGTAGAAGCAGCAATCGGTGATCGATATGCTCGACCAGCAAGGACAGAATTGTAATTAGTGCCAAGGAGCAAGTCTAATTCTACAGCGTCTACAATGTAGCCAACATCTCTCTCGCATGTATTATCATCATATGTGTAATACTTTTCATTCAAGAATGATGATACTTCTTTCTGCAAAAATTCTCTGTTACTTTGAATTTGTTCTCTTGCAATAATATGTCCGCCGGATAGAGCACCATCACCCCAAACAATAGTGTCAGCAGCAGGCTGACCATAGATCATGATATCAACGATTTCGTTGAACCCTTGCTCTACACGAGACTTGGCATTAGCACCAGAAACTTTTCTTGCTGTATTCTGTTTGATGTAATTGATTGCGCCGATGGTTTCTTCTAACTGTTCAGCAATCACCAGATCAGTTGATACTGTTCCTGCCCTGTATGCCAGACCGTTGAATATTGAATTGAAGTTCGACCCAGTCAGAACATCTCTCTTTACGGCATCCATCAATGTTCCAGTATCACCAGAACAACTTGTATTGTTATATGTGAAATACCTATCATCCAAGTAACCAATCACTTCTTGCTGAACGAATGCTTTATTCAGTTGCAGATTCTGTCTTGCCATGGTCTGATTAGGATCAGCAACAGGAGATACGAGGGTTGGTAATACCGGATTCTCTAGTTGATCCATTGTGATTGCAATGGTTTCCACGAGGTCGTGTAGAGAATCAGCTGTAGCGACTGTTACTGCTGTTCCAGAAGTGTTCTGAGCCTCAGCATTGCCTGATTGTGGAGTAACCACGACATTTCTTACAACTTGTTGTGAAGCATCAGCGAGATGTTGGAATGCAAGTTTTGTTGGCTCTCTCTGTTCTAATGGTAAGATATTAACCTGATTGATAATACCAGTTCCATCATCTAATGAAACACCATAGGCACCTTCAAAATAATATTGAATTGCCTCAAGGGTTGATGCATTACCGCCGTATTCGATATCTTTAGAAACGGCATCTAAGATATAACCAACGTCTCTGAAACATTTAGCCTGGTTATATGGTAGTCCGTTGAAGGTTGGTATGAGATATTCATCAATGACATCGTCTTGGAGTCGAGTTCTCTGACCATTGATCCATACTACTGCACTGGAGTAACCAGACTCTACGACTGGTTCTACGAACTCTGGCACCAGAAGAGCTCTAGAGTCTTTAATAGCCGTAGCAGTGATGTTTATCAGATTACGAACCTTGCTTGCAGTAAGAAGGCCGATATCACTTTGAGACAGATCTTGGGTCTCAGCATTACCAGCAGTAGGAATTACAGCTTGATCTCTGACGATCTTGAACGCAACCTCAGCAATATGTTCAAATGTATCTGCAGTAGGAATGACCTCATCAGCTCCTAATGTAGCAACAGCATGTTCGAAATAGAATTTAGCATTATTTGCAGAGGCAACATTTGATCCGTGTTGAATATCCCATGAAGCTGCATCAATAATGAATCCAGTATCTCTCTCGCATTTAGCAACATCATATTCTAGATCTGGATAATTAGCAGCAACATAAGCAGTTGCTTCTGCGATCATGAATGTTCTGTTCAACTGCAAGATTGTTCTGGCGTCTAGCGTGGCAGCACTTGCTGAATTTGTACCGAAGTTATATGGATCAGCAGAACCGAGACCGTTTGCCAAGATATCAGTAATTTCATTGAATGCTGCATTTGATCGAGTAAGTTCTGCACCGGTCAACCCAACAGCAATCTCGTCACGAATATAATTGACAGCACCGATTGTTTCATTGAGCTGTTCAGTAATTACTACCTGAGCACCAAGAGTACCTGAACGATAAGCCAATCCAGTATATACCGAATGATAATTTGATCCGGTAGCGATATCCCTCTTGACTGCATCAAGAATGAATCCAGTATCACGAGAGCACTTATCACCATCGAATGTGAAATAATTTGCATTAAGATAAGATACAACATCTTGTTGCAAGAATGTTTTATTAGCCTGCAGATTGATTCTAGCGTGATAACCTTGAGACTGTTGAGAAGTATGAATCACAGCATTAGGTGCAGCAGATATAAATGTATGGACACTTGGAGCACTTGTTCCGACATTCACAGTGAACGTATCTTGGGTTACGGCAGTAACTTGCATTGGAGTGTTGAAGTTTCCATCAGTAGATCTTGGATATGAATGCTGTGTAGCATCACCATCAACATCACAAGTAAATGTGAATGAATATGGAGCAAATATAACCCAATCATCTGTAGTCAAGCCGTGACTAGCAACAGTGACAACACTAATACCACTGGCTGGATCATATGTCGCATCTGTTGGTGTGAAATATGCCAGGTTAGAAGCTGGATCACTCCAAACGATTGTATCGACATTGTCTAAACCGTTATTGATAATATCAATGATTTCATCTGCAGCTGCATCTGTTCTATAGATTGCTGCTTGATCTGTTGATAT